AGCCAGAACTGACTTAATTGCATTTGGTAAGCTTTTCCTTCCTGGCGATTTTGGCAAATCTAAATCCCCTCCATTCCATTACGAGATAGGAGATGCGTTATTAGAACCTACTACTAAGTCTTTAGCATTAATTCTACCCAGAGGAAGTGGTAAAACTCAGCTATTTAAAACTTATCTTATGAATAAGATTCTATTTAAGAAGCCAGATGAGTTAATGTTTATAGCTTGGGTGTCCGATAATCATAGAAAATCTATATTAAATCTTCAATATATTAAACAACACTTCTCATCTAATGAGGTAATCCAATATTATTTTGGTAATGTTGTTGGAGAAAAGTGGACTGAAACTGATATTGTTACTACTACTGGAGCAAAGCTAATTAGTCGCTCTAATCTGTCGAGTGTAAGAGGGGAAAATTATCTAGGAAAACGATATGATGTAGTAGCTCTTGACGATACGGAGAGTGAAACAAATACTGTGACTCAAGATGCAAGAGAAAAAATTAAGAATATTGTATATAATGGTGTAAAGCCTGCTCTTGATTTGCATAGTGGAAGATTAATATTTGCAGGAACCCCTGTCCATTTTGATAGTTTATGTCAAAACATATTAGATGGTTATGAAAAAGCAGAGAATAAAGATGATTACACTTGGGATGTGATTAGTTATAAATCTACTCAACCTGAAATGCCAGGAGGAGTATTGTGGGAGTCATATTTCCCTCGAAAAAGATTAAATGTGATGAAGAAGGAATACGAGGAGGCAGGCAGAATACATGGGTACTATCAAGAATATGAGCTTGAGGTACAAAATGAGGACGAAGCAGTTTGGGGTAGAAAATACATAAAGTATTGGAAAGGATATTACAAACATGAAGATGGGGTCAATTACATCACTATTGAAGGAGAAAAAATTCCTGTCAATATCTTTGTTGGTTGTGACCCTGCAACGGATATTAATACTAAAAATGCTGATTTCTCAGTTATAATGGCAGTAGCTCTTACTCCTGAGAATGATGTGTATGTTTTGGAGTATGAAAGGCATAGGTCAATACCTACTTTAGCAGGTAGGGATGGTGGAGATAAGATTATAGGGAAAAAGGGTGTAGTTGATTATATAATGGATATGCATCAAAAATACCATTGTATATCATCTACTGTTGAGGATGTTGCTATGAATAGGTCTGTTTTCCAGGCATTAAATGAAAGAAGAAGAATAGAAAACAAATTTGATATTAGCGTTATTCCAGAGAAACCAGGGGGAAGAGAGAAGAGAAATAAGATATATTCGGGTCTTTCTGGTCGTTTTAGTACAGGAAATATACATTTAAGAGAAAATATGTTTGATTTAGAGCATGAAATTGTTACATTTGGCCCGAGAATGGCACATGATGACACCATAGAGACACTGTTTTATTCACTTTTACACGCTTTCCCGCCAAATATGAAGAAAAAAGAAAAAACTAGAGAGTGGTATAGACCAAAAAGAAAAGCCAAAGGTTGGTTAGTTTCGTAATGACATCAGGTAAAGGTACATATGGCTAGAACTAAAAAATCTGAACGAATATATCAAATGTGGAGTACTGCCAATTCTCAAGAGAGAATAAAATGGCAATCAGAAAGTCAAAAAGGGTATGATTTTTATCTTAATGAACAATTGACTGAAGAAGAAAAGGATTCATTGAAAGAATCAGGGATGCCTACTTTTGAGATTAATAGAATAACACCTATTATAGAAACAATGAAATATTTTGTTACAGCAAATAACCCAAAGTGGAAAGCTGTGGCGGTTGAGGGAAGCGATACAAATATAGCACAAGTCCATAGCGACATATCTGAATATTGCTGGAGTTTATCAAATGGTAAAGCAGTTTATGGGAATGTAATATTAGATTCACTTACTAAGGGGATGGGATATTTCTTTATAGATATTGACCAAGATTTAGATAATGGTAAAGGGGATGTTGTTTTTAAGAAAATAGACCCTTTTGATGTCTTCCCAGACCCAATGAGCCGTGATTTTCTTTACAGAGATGCTTCTTTTATCATTATTAGAAAAGTTTTAGCGAGAGAACAGTTAAAATCAATGTTTCCTGAGGATATTAGAAAAGTAAATAAAGCCAGTGAGCAGGGTTCAATCGATGCTTATTCTCAAGCAGATAGAGGAGAGTCTAGTGCAATTATACCTGAAGATATTATAACTACTGTTTCTCCTGAGGGCGATAAGGATGATTTAATCCCATATCATGAGTGTTATGAAAAAATTCGTGTTCCATATTACAATCTAAGCGTTAAAGTATATCCGACTAAAGAAGATATAGATAATATAAAAATGGTAGCTAATAAAAAGCTAAAGCAATTTGAAGATGAGATAGCTGTTGCTACCAAAGAAAAAATAATACAGATTCAGAATGCCTTAAATGCTGGAGAAATAATACGAGATAGAGCTGAATTAGAAATTAAAAAAGCACAAGACTCACTAAGAGACGGTATACAACAAAAAAGAGCTGAAATTGAATATGCTACTCAAGAGAGATTAAATAAGGTTGAAGAAAAGGTAGTAAGTAAAGAAGAGTATGAAATTTTAATTCAAGACGAAGAAATAAGTGCTTCTATTGTAAATGAATCAGAGTATTTTGAGACAAGAGTTAAGATTACTTGTACGTTAGGTTCGGACATAACATTATACGAATATATATTACCTATTCGTGAATATCCAATCATACCTGTTCCTTATTTATATACAGGAACTCCTTATCCTATGTCAGCTGTATCTCCAATGATTGGCAAACAACAAGAGATTAATAAAGCTCATCAAGTAATGATTCATAATGCAAATTTGGCTTCAAATCTTAGATGGATGTATGAAGAGGGCTCTGTTCCTGAAGACGAGTGGGAACAATACTCATCTGCTCCAGGTGCTTTATTGAAATATAGACAAGGATTTACTCCACCAACTCCAATTTTACCTGCCGCTATTAATAATGCTTTTTATACTATTACAGAGCAAGGTAAGTCCGATATGGAATATATTGCTGGGATACCAAGTTCTATGATGGGTTTTACTACACAGCAGCCAGATACATATAGAGGTCTTTTAGCTAATGATGAATTTGGAACAAGGAGAATTAAAGCATGGATGGGTTCTATTTTAGAACCTGCTTTGGAGCAAGTTGGAATCGCATTCAAAGAAATTGCACAAACTCATTATACTGTTGATAAAGTATTTAGAATAGTTCAACCTAATGCTGGCGGTGATTATGTTGAAAAAGAAACAAGAATTAATATCCCTATTTATAATGATTATGGGGAAGAAATAAATAAGTGGTCTGATTATGCAAGTTCAAGGTTTGATATTAGAATTGTAGCTGGTGCTTCTATGCCAGTAAATAGATGGGCATTAATTGAAGAGTATTTTAGATGGTATCAAGCTGGTCTTATTGATGATATTGCTATGTTAGCTGAGACAGATGTAAGAGGGAAAGAAAATATAATTGAAAGAAAATCTATGGTTGCTCAGTTGCAAAAACAAGTAGAGCAATTAGATGAAGCTGTAAAAGATAAAGATGGAACAATAGAGACTCTAAGCAGACAATTAGTACAAGCAGGTATTAGACATAATATTGAGACAGGCTCTAAAGAGGTAGACAGAGATATGATGGAGACAAAAGCTCAACAAAAATATTACAGAAAAGTTTTAGATGAAGATAGAAAAAAGAATTTGCAAGATAGCAAAGAAAAAAAGTAAATTCAACAAATTAAAATAAAGGCTATATAAATGGAAGAAGCACAAGTAGGCAACGCAGAAGTAAATTCTGCCCCCGAAAGTTTTATTTCAGATGATGCACAAGATGACTTTTTTGGTCAATTAGAGCAAGAAGTCAATGGTGCAATTGTAGACAATATTGAAAATGAAACTTCAACAGCCTCAGAAACTCAAGGTGATAACACACAAGAAGTAGAAGAACTAACTGGCGAAGCTCAGCAAGAGGACATCGAGACTCTCAAAAAAAGGTATTCAGATTCTAGTGCAGAGGGTAAACGTCTTAACCGACGTTTGTCTGAACTCGAACCATACTTACCTATACTTGATGAAATGCGTAAAGACCCCAATTTAGTCTCTCATGTGAAAGGCTATTTTGACGGTGGTGGTCAAGCCCCACAAAGTATGGTTGAGAAAATGAATCTTGGTGAAGATTTTATTTTTGACCCCGATGAAGCAGTTGGTAATCCTGATAGTGATTCAGCAAAAGTGTTAAATGCTACTATTGATGGAGTTGTTCAAAGAAAGCTTAATAATGAACTTGATAAACAAAAGAAAGAGTTTACTCTTGAAAGACAGTTATCAGATTTTAAATCTAAGCATGATATGAATGATTCTGAATGGAATGACTTTAAAACATTTGCAGAAAATCAATCATTATCTTTGGATGATATATACTATCTGAAGAACAGAGGTTTAAGAGAAGAAAACATCGCCAAATCTGCTAGTGGAAATGCCGTTCGTAAAGTTCAAGAGACTCAACAACGACCAAAATCACTTGCGACTAAAGGTTCTACAAAAGTAGAGACTTCAGAAGATGCTCAAATTTTCGATTCTATACTAGGGGTTGACAAGGAACTAGAACACGCATTTGGTTAATAGCTAAATGAATTAGACTATTAGCCATCTGCTAAACCCTAAATAGAATAGGAGCAAGTCAAATGGCTGATTTATTTAATCTGGGCAACTTAGGTGTTGCTGATGATAATAGTAGTCTTTCGACTGGTGACCTTAGACGGAAATATAACTTCGGAAGTAGGGTTTCTGAGCTGGCAATAGCCCAAGACCCATTCTTCCGTTTAGTTTCAAAACTGTCTAAGAAACCATGTGACGACCCTCAGTTTAAATTTACTGAGAGACGACCTTCCTTCCATAAGCGTTATGCTTATAGCTACGGAGGAAGTTCTGATGGTAGTGCCCCCGCACAAGACGGTGCAATGACGGCAGCTACCACAAAAGTAACAATGGCAGGCGATTATGAAATCGCAGGCAACAGAGGCTCTGTGTATGGAGCAACGGCTATCGCAATTGGTGCATCTGGTACAAAACCTAGTTTTTTCGTACCTGGTCAATTAGTTAAGATACCAACAGGAGCAGGTGCAATTGGCGCTGAAGCTGCTACTGATTACTATGTTTTCAGAGTAGACGCAGTAGAAGATGCAGCTGTAGCTAATATGGTAGTATTAACTGGTGCAGTAATCAGAACACCATCATCTCTTCACATTACTTATAAGCATAGTGAAGATTCAGGTATTGGTAATCAATCTCAAGAAGCCCTAGCAGTAAAACGTTCTTACGTTATTGGTACTGCTCACTCGCAAGGTAGTGGTTATCCTGAAACATGGAAAGACCAACCTTTCAAAACTGGATATGGAAATACTCAGATTTGGAAAACTTCAATGGCTATGGATAATACTGCAAGAGCAACTGTTCTGAAGTATGATTCTAGCGAATGGGCAAGAGTATGGAAAGAGAAACTGATTGAACACAAATACGATATTGAGCAATCTTTATTGTTTAATGGCACAGCAAGTACGGCAGACTCTGCTTGGTATACTGATGGTGTTATTAACTACATTAGTGGATTTGGTAATCAATTCTCTCTAGCAGTCGCAACAAAATCACAAGATGATTTTCTTGATGACATGAGTGCTTTCCTAGACCCTAGATATAACAATGCAAATGCAACTGTTTTCTTTTGTAGCACAGCTGTTTACAACTGGTTACATAAGTTAAGTGGTTACTTTGCTAACAATCTTGGTCAAGTTCAGCCTTACGTTGACGGTGCAACTCAAAGCGTTTCTGGTGGTGGAAACTCACTAGCTCGTGCTGATATGTCAATGATTGGGAAACGTAAAGTCTTTGGTGTTGATATTTCAACAATTTCCACTCCTTATGGAGATATGCAAGTTGCTAGAAATATTCACCTTGACGGAACTAACATTGGCTTACTTGGTGTCAATATGAGATATTGTGCTTACCGACCTCTAGTTGGTAATGGACAAAATCGTGATACATCAGTTTATGTTGGTGTTCAAACTCTTGAAAATAGTGGCGTTGACCGTAGAGTCGACTTAATCCAAACAGAAGCTGGCTTGGAAATTCATATGCCCGAAGCCCATGCTATCTGGACTACTTAAAAGGAGTAATGAATAATGGCTAATCCAATGTACGGACAAAACAAAGCAGACGGTCTAGTATCGGATGTTTCTCGTGTTAAAGTAAAGAAAATGAGACTTGACTTTGGTGCTCAAGCTGTAGGAACTGACGCAATACATACATTCAGTAAAGGAGATGTCATTCTTGGTGTTTCTGCTACTGTAACTGAAGCTATGACTTCAGGTGGTAGTGCAACGTTTTCACTTGGCTTTACAGGTTCATCTCAATTAATAGCAGCAACTGCTAAAGGAAGCGTAACTGTTGGTGTGGTTTTATCCCCATCAGATAAAGGTGCTTATGTTTTAGCGGCTGATGATACTTTTGATAGTATTGTAGCTACTGCAGCTGCAACCGCAGGTAAATGTGACATAGAAGTATGGTACGTTGAAAACGGTGCAGCTCTTAGTTCTGACGTAGTTGAAATAGTAACTGCATAACACAAATAATCATTAATGTGGGGGGATTTATTCCCCCCGCAGATTATAAGGTATTAAATGAAGATTTGGGAAAAAGTAAATAATATTACTGGGAACGATAGTAAGTCTAGATATTTAGTTCCATATATTAACGCTGGTTCAAAGTTTTTACTATCGGCTTTACCAGAAAAATTTTTATGGACAATTGCGTCCGAGACTGAAGTAAATGGTTGGGATTCTGTGGATACTAATAACTATGAGTCTTTAGGTCAAGGTTCTGCTATTGCATATGATAAAATATTAGCAGTTTACCGTTACGATGGAGCTACAACTACGTCTGTAACATTAAATTCTGTAACAACTGATTATTATAGAGGGAAAAAGAGAGTAGCGGCTGAATCTCCTGATAAAAACATTCATATATTTGACGAATCATCTAGTTTGCTTAGTGCAACTAAGATGTTTCCAAAATTTTATAAATTAAGTGGTAAAATATATATAAAGCCTGACCCTGATTATAATGCCACTGACAGTCAGCAAACATATACTCCTTTAGGTGGAATCTCTGAAAATATAGCGGCTAAAGCAGGTGATAAAGGAGTAATAGTTTATTCTGCTCCTCCTATTATTGATGAGAATACAGATAGTTGGATATTGACAGAATATGAGAATATAGTATTATTTTATGCTGCTTCTCTTGACCATTTTAGATTATCTTCTGTTTATAGAGATTTATGTAAAACTCAAATAGATGCAATTGTTACTACAATAATTAACAATTATAAAAGTAATATTCCATCAATAATTTTACCTTCTGAGCCAAGTGGTACATTAACTTTTAGTATATCAGGTTCATTGCCATCATCTATAGTTCTTTCTAGGGCATTACCAACTTTTAGTTTTAGTGATAGTCTTCCATCGGATATTGCTGTATCCGCTGCGTTGCCTACAACATTTAGTATATCTTCTTCTTTACCATCTTTCGATGGAATAATTAGTCCTCTTCCTTCAGATTTTTCTATTTCAAGCTCTCTTCCTAGTAGTTTTTCATTGGCTGAAGCATTGCCATCTGATTTTTCATCTCCGACTACAGTTACTAAGCCAACTGAAGGAGTTCATTCTTTAGATAATACTTCTATTACAGATGCATTAACAAAAGCAGAAAAATTAATTGATGACGCTAGTGGTGGGGCTTATACAACAACTGCCGAAGGATGGTTGGCTGATGAAGATTCTGAAATGGTTAACTCAACAGTTGGAGTTGCAAATATAGAATTGCAAAGAGCTGGGGCTGCTATTCAAAAGGAAAAAACTAAATTAGAAGCTTTTTCTGCTAAATTAGGTGAGAGAATGAGTATATATCAAAATGATATATCTAAATATTCATCAGAGGTTCAAAAAGAAGCAAATAGAATAAAATCTAAGTTAGACAAGCATAATGCAGCTGTGTCAAAAGAAGATTCAAGAATAAAATCTGATATAACAAAATATAGTGCTGAGGTTCAAAAGGAATCAGGAAGAATGAGTTCTTCTTTAGCTAAATATGAAAGAGAAGTTTCAAAATCCATTTCAAAATATCAAGCAGATGTTGCTGCTTATCAAGCAGAGATACAAAAAGAGGCACAAAGGACAGGTGTTGATGTATCTATTTATAATGCTCAGCTTTCAAAAGAGAAAACTAGAGTTGATTCTGAGATTGCTAGGTATCAAGCAAGTTTAAGTAAATCAATTCAAACTTTTACTTTAGATGTGCAAGTATATCAAGCAGAAGTCCAAAAAGAAGGACAAAGAATTTCTAGTGAGATTTCAAAATATGAAGCTGAAATAGGTAAGGCTAGTAAAGATATGGAAAAACAAGTTCAGCAATTTACTTTGGATATGCAAAATTATGGTCAAATTGTTGGGGCTAGGAATCAAAAGTTTCAAGCTGAATTAGCAGATGCTAATAAATACTTACAAGAAGCAACGACTAAATTACAAGCTGCTCAAGTCTATACTTCAAAAAGTCAACAATCAATACAAACTAGTGGGATGTATTATCAACGAGCTGTTAACGAATTAAGTGCAATTACTGGTTCTATAACTGCTCCTGAGCCACAACAATCAAGTCAACGTAAAGAACAAGGGGCATCGACATAATGACTATTTTGGAAATAATGGAAAGAGCTAATACCAGAGATACATCTCTTGCTATTGCATTTATAAAAGATGCAATTACTCAAATTCAATCATCTACAGATATTGTGACTAAAGTTGAAAAACAAGCATTAACAGAAGGCACTAGAGATTATTATTTACCTACTGATATGATTTCTCTTAAAAGTATTAGCATACTAGACACCTCAGATGATAATAAATATAAAAGAATTAAAAGAATTACTTCTAGACCTAATGTAGTAGAGGATACAAATCCATAATGAGTTATCAAGCTAATAAATCATTTGCGTATTATCATCAAGGAAAAGTTCTTGAAGTGTATAGAATAACATCTCGGCTAGATGGAGAAATAGCTACTTTGGATGGTTATAAAATGGTTATCCCAAGTAGTTCAACTACAAGTGGCGTTTCGTACCCAGATGAAACAATAGCAAATGGTTTAAGAGTAGAATATACTGCTCTTGTAAAGCCTTTTGTAGTTCAAGACCCTGAAAGTACTGCATATGCAAGCTTAACTGAAGTAACTTCACCTACAGAGTTAAGTCATTTAAATTTAAATAGAGTTCTCTCTTTAGCTATTGTTGATTACTTAAGAGCTATGGTTGCTGAAAGAGATGGCGATTTAGAAAAGAAAGAATATTACATGAGAAATTTTCACAAGAAGGTTTCTAAGAATGAAAGCAATAAAAATAAGATTTATATAGCTCAATCTAGTTTTAGTGCAGTTAAATAAAAGGATATATTATGGCAGGAAGAATAGATTACGCAGTTAGCGTAACACCAATACAAACAAATACTGTTTTTGAAGGTATTGTGCATGAAGCAATAGAGGCTGATATAGGGAGAAGTCTTTCTGCTTCAAAATCAGATTCGGTTTGGACAGGCACAGCTCCAACTTGGAGTAGCAATGCTGCAGGTCATAAGCAAAGTAGAACAAGTTCAAATACAATTGCGACAGTAGCTGGCACTGATGGACTATGGATTAAGCATACTGGATTTAAATATGATAGTGGTTTAAGCACGACATCTGAAACGACTACAAAAGTTACAATTTCAAGAAGAGTTACGCATACTGAATTTAACGCTGGTAGCGATGGTAGTGACGCAGGTGCAGGTAACGCAGATATTGCAATAGCAGTACTAGAATCAGGTCAAGGAATATTTTTACCTACACCTGGAGCTGGTGATTGGATTTTAACTGACGATGCTACTGGTGAAGCTGTTGCAGTCGAATACGCAGAATTAAGATAAGGAGAAAGAAATGGCTAAAGGATTACAAGACTACACAGTAGATGAAAGTACTGCGCCTTATATAAAGGCGGTAGAAATTTCAGCAGATACTGCTTACGACCCATGTAGAGCGGTGTATGCTAAAACAGCTGCAGCTCATCAGATATATGTGGCTGGGGTAGAAATTACTTTTACTGGTATGTTAGCAGGGCATATTTATCCAATATGTGCTACACAAGCTGATTCAGCAAATCTAGTATTTTTATATTAGGGAAGTAAATGCCTGAAACGACAAAAACGTTTGCTAATATAGAGATATTACAAGGCGCAGATTATGAAATGACTGTGACTCTTGACTCTGTTACTGATGCTAAAAGCTATATGGTAACAATTTCTAAAGATTTTACAGGAGCTACTGATTTTGGAGGTAGTACACTTGGGGATGGTACTTCTGGGAGCCCGTATAGGACTGAAGTGACTGAAGCAAACCAAGCAACTATAGGAAGGCTTCTTTCTGATGATACAGGCACAGTCTATACGGTTAAACTTTTTTTATATGCCCAATGGACAGAGCTTTTAGATGATGATTTTGATGGATTTTGGGAAATGGTAGAAAAAGATAGTACAAGTTACTCAAGAATAGCTCAAGGAGAGATTTATGTCTCTAAATCAGCTAGTAGATATGCTAGTACATCAGCAGCCTCAGGATAGAATATGCCAACAGTAAAAGTAACGACAGCGGCTACAACTAAATCAATTGGGACTCAAACTGCGGCTAAAGCTTCGGAATCTTTTAGTTTAAATACAAAAAAGATTTCCCATGATTCAGCAGCGATAACTGCAAAAAATTTATCAGATGCCTTAGATGAGGTAGCAAATCAACAGGCAAAACAAGCGTCAGCACCACTTAGCCCAGTAGAGGGAAGTTTTTGGTACGATACTGACGATGACAAACTTTACATTAGAGATGAGGACTCATGGAATGAGTTAGTCTCTAGCATATCGGGAACTGTCGATGGCGGTTCCTATTAACAATGAAATAAGGAATTAACTTATGGCACGGAATAATGCAATACAAATAAGGCGAGGAGCCGATGGCTCTGTCCCTACTAGTAGCATGGTCGCAGGTGAACCCCTATTTAGCACAGATAACGGAAAGTTCTACATAGCAACTGCTGCGACTACAAAATCGTGGATTGGAGCACCTATACTTGACCAAGATAATATGTCAAGTGATAGTGCTACATCTCTAGCGACTCAACAGTCAATTAAGAAGTATGTAGATGACCAATTAGATACTCAAGACGCTCTTTCTGAATTAGCTGATACAACTATTGCCAATCTTTCGACTGG